AGTTTATTTTAAATTAATAAAAGTATTTGATTTTATTCGGTGCGGTAGCAAGTTTTCTGTGCGGTGCGGTGGGTAGATTTTTAAAATTTAAGTCGTTAAGCTGATCGACTAAGTGCGATTAAACCACCGATTATAAAAGTGACCGCCATCAAGGTCATAATACTTAAATCATTAATGAATATAAAAAACATAATTAACCCCATAAAAAATGTACTAAACGATAATAATTGAAACATATATCCACCCTTTTAAATTTGTTTTAATTAACCGCTAACTCAATGAGGTCTAGTTCAAAGGTCAGCGATTAATTAATTAACTTTGTGTCATAAATATCACATTGTGGTAATTATGCAACAATATCTATATAGAGATCATCTCAAAATTAACAAGTGTTTTTTTATCTAAAATTAGTTTTATTTTCGATATAGTTGCATTATAAAGATAGTATTAATTAACTAACAAAAAAAGAAAGAGGTCTAGTATGTGTCTTATAATTCAAGGCAATCCAAAAAACATAAGTAAAGAAATAATAAAACAAGCGTTCGATCGAAACAGTGACGGTTTTGGTTTAATGTATTTAGACAAAGATACTAATCGTATAGTTGCTAAAAAATTCTTTACTAAGAAAATAAATAAAATTCTAAAAGTATGTAAAGAGCATTTTAAAAAGTGCGATCAAATTGGTTTACATTTTAGAATTACTACAACGGGCGTGACTAATAATAAAAATTGTCACCCGTTCCAAGTGCTAAACCAAGATAATGATCGAGCGGATTGTTTTCTTATGCACAATAGCCCACGACTACCCGCACCGCTTTTAAGTGATGATTTTAGCGACAGTTATTATTTCACTAAAAACATTTTGCGACCGATGTTGTTAAACAAAATCGAGTTATTAAAAAATAAAAAGTTTATCGATTGCGTTGAGAGTATCGCTCAATCTGAGTGTGATAGTCGAATATTATTATTAGATAATTATTCAAAAAAGTTTCAGTTTTTAGGTTCATGGCACGAATATAAAAATCTAAAATTTAGTAATGATTTAATTATTCCTAGTTATAGCGATCATTGGAATACTATTTCAAGACCGTATTCTAGCGGTGTGACGGTTTCATATCGGAACGAATACGATCAAACCGCTCTAAACTCTAAGACAGGGCATGAAATAATCTCTCAAGCTGAAACAGTGATTGAAAATAATAATCATCTTTATAGTAACGATTATAATTCTATTAACGCTGATGATTTAATCGGTTTTATGGATTTAATAACAGCGATCACTGAAAGTAAACTCGAAACAGAAATAAAAGAAAACCCCGAGATCGTTGCACAATTAATCTTAGCTGTTCAAAGTGGTTACGATATCAACGATAGTAAGGATATCGAATTGTTTTGTGATGAAACAAACAACCTAACGACTTTTAGTGATTTAAAACCTTATGCGGTTAGAAAGGTGGTTAAATAGTATGATAGTTAAAAAGAAAAAAACTCGAAAACTTTATAACTTTAAACAATTCGAAAACCTTTTTATATCTTCAAGTGCTTTTAATACTTTAAAAGTTCTTAGATCTAAGCGTCAACTAACTAGATATTTTAATCTTCATAGTTTTGATTTATCTAGTGTCGAGCAATTAACTTATTCTATTCAATCTAATACTAATGATTGTTTAAACTTTGTTAAAGATTGCGAGAATATAAGTGTAAATAATACTCAAGTTTTTATTAAACTGAATATCTACGTTAATAGTTTAATTTGCTATGCGTTTATTCGTAATACTTACTCAAGTTTAAAAAAAGATACTGTACTCGAGAATGATGTTAAGCGTGATCTATGGACAAGAATTAGATCGAATTTTAATCTTGAGAGTACACCTAGCCTACAACATAGATTAGATTTAAACTTTTTCGATCTCTATATGTGGTTGAGTAAGAACGAAAACCGATTGACTAACTTTGTTAGTTTTGTCGTTAGAAGATCACAAAAAAACCGAGTATTAAAAGGGTATTATTCTCAAGCGGTTAATTCGTTCCAAGCGGTGTTTGATTATCTTGAGTGGGATTATTCAAAACTTATTAATCAAGATTATATTAGTGGGCTTTGGTTTAGAAAGAATGAATTAATCTCATTTTATAAGGGTATTGATTATAAAAAATATCTAGTACCGTTTGTTGCTAAAAATAATTACTCGGTATTTTATAGCGGTTTATATAACGATCTTAACGACTTATTTATTTTAAGAAAGTTTTGTCGTTTACACACCGCTAGATCAAGTGAAAACAATAGTTATTCGATCGATACTAATTATGACTATGACCGAGAAAACGACAGTTTCGGTCAGTATATAACGAGTAAGGAAACTGTTGTTTTTAATTATGATAGTAAAGTTAAAAACGACCACCCGTCAATAAATCTAATGAGTAATAATAATCGATTGAGAGATTATTCTTTTAAGATTGCGAGTGAATTACCGTTCGCATTTATGCCTTATGAAGAAAAGCATAAAGATAATTTGTTATACTTAGGTTTAGAAATTGAGTGTAATAAATCAGCTAGGTGTCCGACTAATATTATTAAAATGTTAGAAGAAAAAATATTACCAGGCACTGCGGTCGCAAAGCATGACGGTTCTTTAGGTCATAGAGGTTTGGAATTAAACATTGTTCCTATGACTTTAGACTTTGCTAAACAAACCGACTATTATTTTAAATTCGAAAAGCAAGTAAAGGATTATCTTAATAGTTATAGAGATTATAAAACGGGTATTCATATTCACGTCCCTAGAAAACTGTTTACCAATTATCAAATTGGTCAGTTAGTACAGTTTATGAACAAGCGTTCTAACTATGATTATATTTGTAGTGTGGGCGGTCGATTGCTTAACGATCAAGACAATAGTTATGCTACGACTAACTCGGGCTATGATATATCTCACTATAATAAAAATCGTTATAATCTAAACCGAACGAGTGCGATAAATGTTACCTTAGAAAAGACGCTTGAATTTAGAGTGTTCAAGGGCAATCTATCCGCTAAAACTATATATAGATATTTGGAATTTATACATAGTCTATGTACTTATATTAAGTCGAATAGTTGTAGTTCAGCGACAGATGTTAACGACTATTTAAAGTGGGTTTCGGTTAATCATTCCGATTATGCTATTCTTAATGAGTTCAATGCTAGGTTTACCAAGTCAGCTATTGATAAAACATTAAGACCGATTGAGAGTTTTGAGTTAAGGTATAAGAAAAGATTTAATAATATTTCTTATAATATACCGACTTTAAAACTAGCAACACCATTGAAATTAAAATCAGTTAGGGCGGTTAATATCCGAGAATACACACCTCAAACTAGTTTTAATTTTGAAAGTCAGTCGATCAACTTAGAGATTAATAATAACAATGAGTAGTATTCAATTTTATTGCGGTGTATTAACTTTGTTTGTTTTCATTGTATTAATCTTAACGACTTAACTAATAGCAGGTAGCTATTTTCAATAAGCGGTTTTATTTGTCCAAACCATAAGACCGCTTAACGACTAAACGAAAAAAAACAGATACGCCCTGTGACTTTCACAACCCACCACCAATAAAAACAACCAATACCAATAATAAACGCTAAAGATGTTATATCCTTTGTGTGACTTGTTGCTAATTGTCACTTTTTAACGACTTTTCTTAGAGTACAACCTTTGGTTGTACGGGGGTTTTTTGATAGTGTATGCTACCGAGATACCCATTCATATTTTTACAACAAAAGTATTGACATCGATACTATAAATATGTCAGCGACTAACTCTGTCGCTAAGACCTTACGCCAAATATAGCTTATTTAAGGTTTCTTGCAAAAGTATGGTGGTAGTCTTATCTACTACAACATCTAGTTCTACTTCTCCACTGTGTATACCTAGTGAATATACATATGTGTTATCTAATAGTGTATATACTACTAATACTTATAGATATAATACTATAAGAATATACTATAGGGGTTTATCTAGTATTAGTTGTAGCCTTGATTGTCTTATATCCAAGTGTCGCCTTTTGATTTACGTCCTAGAGTACCATCTAAGAACTTCTCTAGGTCTTGTTTCAAAAGATGATCTCTATGTTCCACCACTTCTCTCTCACTGTCTACTGCCATCTGTTCAACCCAATAGGCTACTGCAATAGATAAGACATCTAGTCTGTCATCATTCCTTAATGAACCTCTATCTTTAGTTAATCTAGTTAGTTGGTAGAATAATTGGTAGTTAGGATCTTTAGTATCAAAGTCTTGTCTTATTAACTGTGGACTTACAACCAACCTATGTTGGTTCATTACAGGTTCCAAAGTATCAATTATCCTTAATTCTTTTTGTTTCGTGTGATTAACTTCTTCTATAGTACAAGGATAATACCTTTGGACTACAGGTTTTAATAGTTGAGTAAACATACCATCACCAAAGTTACTCTCAACTATAATAACATTAACTTTAGCATCTCTTGCCATTGTAGCAATCTTAGTTAGATTACTTTCTGTGTACCCACCACTAAGCCCCATGCAACTCTGCACGTATAGATTACCACCTAATTGTTTTACGATGGCAACTCCCAATTCATCTTGACCACGACCCGCAGGGTCAATGGCCATAACAGATCCTTTGTAATCTCCAAAGTCTTCTGACTTAAACATAGGCTTGTAGTATTTGTCCCCCGTAAAACCTACTGAGGGTAAATCTTCACAAGCATACTCAGGACTTCCTGCCCAAGCAATCTTAACAGGTGCTATGTCATTATTAATGTCCATGACTACTAAATCACTTAACTTAAGAGGGTATCTTTCTTTATCTGATAAAGTAGTATCTAACATGAACTGTAAAGCAAAACCAGAACGACCATAACTAGCTTCACGTTCTTTTAAATCTAAATCATCAAATCTTTTAGGATCTATCGGTTCATATTCATCTAGTTCTTGTTTAGTAATATAAGGTGCTAATCTTCCGTCATACCTAACCATCTTAGAGCTCTCAGGCATACGGGCAGTCCATATTCTAGTTTCATATCCTCTAGCACCTAAATCATTATACACAGACATATCTGATTGTGGGGTACCTAAGAATACGATTTTACCCTGTGGAGATAAGACAGCTTCAAATTCTTTTACGTTGTCAGTTAGTTTATCTCTCATTGTTTGGGTTAAACTATTATTTAAACTTTCACAGTCATCAGAGATAATATAATTTGCTCTACTACCTGTTAATTGTCCTGTGATACCGACAGACTTAACTGACGGAGAATGAGCGGCTTTTGCTAGAGCCACATCAAAGGAAACATTACTTCCCCTTTGGTCTGCTCTAGGTGTAAGGTGCTTTAGTATGTCCATCTCAGTAATTAGTCTTTTTGTAAATGTACTGAAATCATCGGCTCTTGTTTTACTTGCTGATACCACAAGAAACTTTAATTGTGGATCTCTCAACAAGTTCCAACATACAAAGGCACTACATATCCATGACTTACCAATACCTCTAAATGCTTGAATAACAGCCCTTCTAGGTGCATTTTGTAAGTAATCAGCTATATCAAATTGCACGGGGGTAGGACTAGGCAGAGACAAATGTCTCCAAGCTAGATACAGGAAATTCCTGAAATCTTGGGTTACTTCTTTCATTTTATACCTTTTAATCAGCCACAGATGGCCTGAGATTCCTCTTTATTGTTTAAAGTCGTCTTTGCCTTGTATAACGTCAGAGAGCTTAAACGGAAGCTCCTCAGCTAGTTTTGACATAGAGTTATTCTCGGCAGGCATACAATCTATGTTGTTATCCTTTAAGAACTGTCTAGCGACATTTAGATCC